ATATTTAGCCGAATTTGCATATTTAGAAGCAGAAAAAGAGCACGAAGAGTGGCTTTTCTGGAAAGAAGATGCTAAATTTGAGAAAGAAAAGAGGGCAGCAAAAATTAAGATAAAAGCAGAACATGATAAAGATAGAATTGAGTGCGCACCAGTTTCAGGAATTAGTTAAAGCAAATTACTCACTAGACATAGTATTTTTACTCAAAGCTTTAGAGAGTGGCTTGGATCTGGATAAAATGGCTGAATCTTCGGTTAAAATGGCTTCTTTGCTTCAGAATATTAATAGAAAGAATCTAATCAACGATGGAAAATTGACACTGGAAGGGAAGTCTGTAATGGACTTCCTTTCTAATGTTGATGTGGAAACCAAGTTTGTAAAGAAGAAAGCTAGTGAGGATTGGTTCACCGATTGGTGGAAAGCTTATCCAGCTAGCGATACATTTACATATAATGGCAGAACATTTAATGGATCTAGGGCATTAAGGACAAAGAAGGATGATTGTAAGGCTAAGCTCAATAAGATACTCCTGGAAGGAGATTATACAATTCAAGAATTGATTGATGCTATAAAGCTTGAAACTCATCAGAAAGCAGAGATGTCTGTTAAAACAGGCCAGAATAAAATGTCCTATATGCAGAATTCTATGACATATTTGAATCAAAGAACATTTGAAAGCTATGTGGAGCTAGTGAGAGCTGGACATAAGATTAAAGAAGAAAGTAAAACACCAACAGGAGGAGTAGAAATATGAGTTTTGATCTATTAAAAGCAGAAGTGGAAGCTGGTAAGCAGGGAAAGAATAATGGAATTCCTATGGGATTTCATAGACTTTCCAAGTATATAGGCATCCGCAAGAAGATTTACACTCTTATATTCGGAGCCACAGGATCTGGAAAAAGTAGTTATATGCACACAGCCTATATTCTCAATCCTTTTGACTGGTATGTTAATAACAGGGATAAAGGAGTGAAGTTTAAGGTGATTCTCTTTTCAATGGAAAGGAGTAAAGTGTACATCCTGGCTAAATGGTTGTCTAGAAAGATATTTATTGATCAAGGCATCCTGATACCCATACAGAAGCTATTGGGATGGTGGGATACAAAACTCACTAAAGATGAGCATGATTTGTTTCTTGCTTATGAATGGTATATTAAAGAGCTGTTAGAGGTGGTTGATATTATTGAGGGAGCACAGAATCCTACAGGTATTTATAAGTATGTAAAGAACTATGCCAAGGATAATGGTAAATTTGAGAAGATTGACGAATATCATACTATTTATATCCCCAATCATCCTAATGAGATTGTTATTGTTGGAGAAGATCACCTAGGCTTGACAAAGCTTGAGAGTGGTATGAAGAACAAGAAAGAAGCAATTGATAAGGTGAGTGAGTATAATCAGTATTTCAGGGATAGTTTAGGATATAGTCCTGTAGCTGTTAGTCAGCTTACTAGGAATCTAAGCAATCCCATCTATCAGAAGATGGACTCCTTTGAACCAACAATTGATGATATTAAGGAATCAGGTAGACCAGGTGAGGATAGTGACAATGTTATATCTCTGTTTGATCCTGCTAGGTTTAAAACAAATGATCCATCCTATAAGGTGGATAATTTCATAGATCTATCTACAGGAGGTAAGTTCTTTAGAAGCGTTAAGATATTAAAAAACACATATGGAGAAGATGATATTAGGATTGGTATGGCCTTTCAAGGCGCTACTGGTATCTTCAAAGAACTACCTAAGGCAAAAGACATGGAAAACTTTGACTATACTACTCTTTTTACTGGGCAGTATTTTCTATAATCCCGAAATAACATGGAAAGAACACAGTATTTAGAATACAGAAAAAGAGGATCAGTAGAACCTATGTATGAATATTACAAGGAATTCAAGGATCCAGGTAAGAAGCTATTAGATGTACATGAATTCATCAAAGCTATCAATGAATATCCCTTTTCAGAACAATGTAACAAGGTGGCATGTGCTTATTATGATGCTAAGTTCTTCATAGTAAAGATAACAAACAAATTAGGAGGATTAATAAGATACGAATGAAAATCTGGGCAATTAGTGATACACATGGAATGCATGAACAATTAAAGGTTCCTGAAGGCATAGACATGGTGATTTATGGAGGAGATTGTTCCAACTCCTTTAGTAAGGCTATCAATTTCAATGAGGTGGCTAAATTTTTGGAATGGTGGAATGCTCTTGACATCCCTCATAAGGTATTAATAGCTGGTAATCATGATACTAGCATGGAAAATAATATGCATGGATTTAATAAGCTGGATAAAAGCAGGAATTTCCATTACCTGGAGCATCAATTTAAAGAGATAGAAGGATTGAAGATTTTTGGAAGTCCATTTACACCTACATTTGGTACATGGGCTTTCATGAAAGACAGAGCAAAGATGGACAAGCTATGGGAACATATCCCTGATAACTTAGACATCCTTGTTGTACATGGACCTCCAAAGGGTATTCTAGATCTATCAGAGAATAGGTTTGGGGAAATAGAGCAATGTGGAGATAAAGCTCTTTTGAGACATGTTCTCCATAGAAAGCCTAAGGTGATGATCTTTGGACATATTCATAATTACAAAGAATATATGAACCAGGGTATAAGAGAACATGGAGGAGTGAAATTCATGAATGTCTCTTGTGTAGAGGATGGAAAATTTGACATAGGTTTAACATCAAACGGTATAACATTTGAATTATGATACCTACAGCAGAAGAATTTGCAAGAAGAGAATATGATGATGATCGTCATATTGATGAGTTTGCAGAAAGACAAATTGACATGAAACATGCTTTATGGATGATGCAAGCTTTTGCTAAATTACATGTTCAAGCAGCATTAAAAGTTGCAAGTGAGAAAGCTGAAATTAAAATTAAAGATAATTATAATGAATCCTACTCTTTAGTAAAATCCGAAACAGTGAATTATAATTCAGTAGGTGTTTATAATGTATATCCAGAAGAGTGTACCAAACATCGAATTGAAGTATTTGAGAACTCAATTTTAGAAGCTTACCCTTTAACTAATATAAAATGACAGCAGAAGAATATTTTGAGGAAAACCTATCAGGAGAACCTCTAACACAAGAAGCAGTAGTGGAGGCATTAAAAGAGTTTGCCGAAGAACATCTGGTAGACCTTATAACAGATCTTCAAGATGATTTATCAAACACAGTGGATCGTACAATTTTAAGAAGAATTAAACATGAATTATGACATTTTTAATAGTGTATTTAATAGGATTTGTCGTAATATGGATTATTGACAGATGGCAAAGTGGTCCAGCAGATGATTGGAATGAAATTGGAATGAGGTTCACTGTAGCCTTCTTTTCATGGACCTTTTTAATAGTATATTTATTAATATTAGCCATGCATAGTTTCCAGGAATGGTTTCCTCAAACTCAATCAAAAGCTAAACCCCCTCGCTGGTTATGACACAAGATGAGCTACAAGAAGGTATAATAACAAAGGCTGTAAAGTTCTTTGAGAAGGATAGGTGGGGCTATTTGGATTTAGCTATGAGATCTGGTAAAACTAGAATTGCCATAGAAATAATGAAGCGTAGATACCATAAGCCTTACATCCTTGTAGCCTATCCAGATAATAAGCTTAAGGACACATGGAAGGATGAATTGGAGAAATGGGGCTTTACCAATGGTCTCATTGATTTTGTCAATTTTAGTTCCCTAAAGAAGCAATTGAATAATAGTTACAACATGGTGGTGTGTGATGAGTTTCATGCATTAAGTCCAGCAGAAGCTGTTTATATGGAAGACATTATAAAACGCTCAGGACAGACTTTATTCCTCTCTGGGACAATTAGCAAGGATACTAAAGAAAAGTGGCCTCAGTTCAAGGAAATAGCCAAATACACCACATTAGATGGTATAGCTGATGGCATCCTTGCAGACTACCAAATTAGTGTCCATGTAGTGGCCCTAGATAATGTAGTTAAGAGTCCTAATAAGAAAGGAAAGATGCTGACAGAGAAGCAGAAATATGACAATTATTCCTATGTTATTCAGCAAATGAAACAAGATGGAAGGAATTTCATGCATCTGGCTTTGGCAAGGAATAGGTTATCACTGTCCTCTATTGGGAAAATGAACTATTTAAGGAAACTATTAAAGAAATTAGAGGATAAGAGGGTGATTGTATTTACAGGACTAGCAGATGTTGCTGATAGTATTGGCATACCATCCTACCATTCTAGAAGTGCTTCTGATGACTTTTATGTAGATTTCTTTGATAGGAAGTTCAATCATTTAGCTTTGGCAGCTATGGGGAAGGTGGGAGTAACATACCCAGCTCTGGATTCCGTTATTCTAATGAATTTTACATATAATGCTGAAGAAAGCTCACAAATCCTCAATAGAGCGATTAAGCTTGATTATAAATCAAAGGTGGCAGATCTACATGTAATTTGTTTGAATGAACCAGCAGAGCTAAAAAAGGTGAAAGAGAGCCTTTCTATGTTAGACCAATCTAAAATCAATATGTATGAGGTGGAAGACTAATGAACAAAGGATAGGAGATGTGCGAATACATAAGAGATTTGCATGGGTTCCTATAGAGATAAATGGACATGTTAGATGGCTAGAAACCGTCACCACAGAACAGATATTTGTAAGACGAAATTACATTGAAGACATCAGATATGTGTGGCAAGATATTCGATTTATTGACGAGAAAAGTGACAAAATAGTTGGAAATTAGGCTAAAAAGACGTAAATTTAAAGAAAATGGCAAAGAAAGTAGTAAGTAAAAAAGTAGAAAAGAAGGTTGAAAAAACCTACTATGCAATCGCTAATAACGATTATGGTGATATGGGTGAATGCATCACTGATGATATATTTGAAACTGCTTATAAGGAATATGTAGATTGCATAGGTGATGATGATCCTTTATTTGTTTATAAAATCACCCTACTTGGAAAAGTAAAGAAAACCATAACAATTGAATAAAATGGCAAAGAAAAAAGAGACAAAAAACTACGTAGTAAGTGCATGTACAATGGGTGATTTGATAT